TCGTGCCATAAACTGCATCATCTTTTCTTCATTCTTTTTTGCAAAAGCACGACGATACATATCTGCTTCGTATGGTGATATGCCAATCAGCTTCATTATTTTGTGTATGGCATCGTCTTCGTACACTATTGCATTCTTTTGTATGCCTTTTTCACTCCAGTCACGGAACCAACTAGCCTTGCGTCTGCCTTCCATAGCAACAGGACGTACCAATGCACTTGCAAACACACAGTCCTCAACACCTGTTGGTTGCAATGCACGAAACAGTCTTTTCATGGTTGGTGATTTACCCTGTGTTACACCAAGTACATCACCTCTGCACAGTAAGTCGCTAACACGTTCATCTTGCTTTGGATAAGCATCTAGTCTTGTGTGTGGATCTATTTCCAACAGTTGTGATAAACCTCTGTTGGCTAATATGTCCACTTTTAAATGTTCTAAGTCTTCTACTTCGTTTTTGTCAAGCAGTATAAGATTGTCATCACGAAACAAGCTCTTGGGCAATGCTCTATCAAACACTAGCACACCACCACAGTGTTTGCTTATACAACGTTTTTTGCCCATAAGTTTACGTTCAATGCGAGTTGCCTCTTGTTCATCTATGCCAAGTTTTTTGTATTCAAAGTCAGCAGGTAGTTTGCCTTTTGCACCTAGTCGCTTGGCGGCCTCTCGACGTGCTGACTTTTCTCTGTAAAGCACATAGTTTGATATTCTAGCACTCTGTGTTGGCCATCGATCAAATATTCTCTGCATGGCTAGTTCTTGTTTGTGATGAGGAATATCAATATCCACATCTGGTAAATCATCTCTGTGCGGATTCAAAAATCTTGCCAGTGGTATGTTCCATTCAATAGGATCAACGTCAGTTATGCCCATGAGATAGCAAACCAAACTGCTACCAGCACTACCTCTGGTCATGTGTGGTATGTCTTTGTTGAGATCAAGTATAAGTCTTATTTTGAGAAAGTAATCTGTGAACCGTTGTTCAAGAATGATTTGAAATTCTTCTGCTAGTCTGTCTTGGTATTCTTTGCCTTGTGGAGTTGGTCTTCTAAATTGTTCTAATAATGATTGTATCTGTTCTATTTCTGTTTTCATGTTTGCCTATGTTTGCCTAAAGATGCCTTAATAGGTATATTTACTCCAGAAAATATGCTACTATAAATATTTGCATCATGATAGTAGAAGTTGAAAATTTTTTGCCAAACAGTCTAGTTGATCAGTTAGTAACCTTTGCGGAAACAAATCAAGATTGGCAACTACAAGAAATGCAGGAAAATTTACCAAGGAAAAAAATTAGTTGGTTGCTAGATAGTCCGATTGAAATTGCACACAACTGGTTTGAGAATCTTCCATTGTTTGAACATTTAGACTTTATGGGCATTACACTATGGAAAGATGATGTTGACTTTGCAATGTCTCCTCATCTTGATAATGATAGAGTACGTGTAGCAGTGCAAATATATCTGGATAATAGAGAATCCCCAGGAACACAATTTGGTGATCGTATGATAAAATATGGACGCAATCGAGGATACATCATGTATAACAATCCTACAATGATACACGGTGTGCCTGATCAAACACCACATGAAGGTAGATTAAGTATCTATGCATTATATCAATGATTTTTTGTACAGGTAACCCTGCTCGCAAAACTATTGCCTACGCAATCAAACCTGACAAATATGCCAGTTTAAGCACTGGTTATGACTTTCGAACCAACGAATCTAAAAAAAAGTTTGAAGATGAAATTGCAAACTACAAAGTCTTTATTAACAGTGCTTTTGTTTTTCCAGGCATACAAGAACAGTTAATGCACATATGCTATAGTCGATGGATGAAACAGGACATTAAAGGACATATTGTGAACATCGGCACTACACTTGAAAACACCAATGATACTAGTTCTTACAATGTAAGCAAACAAAAACTTAGAAAAAAGAGTATAGAACTCAGTGCTAATACAGGAATATCAGGTGTAAAAACAACTTACGTAGTAATTGGCGGTATAGGTGAAGATATGTGTGATACCAAACATATTGGTAGTACAATTAAATGGATAATTCAACAACCGTTTCGTATTCCCTTAATACAAATTGAGTCTGTAAAATGATTGCTTATAAAGATATCAGAGATGTGCATTTAGAAATATCTACATTGTGTAATGCAAGTTGCCCATGGTGCCCTCGAAATTTTTGGGGATATCCATTTAATGGCGGCTACCCAGAACTTTATCTTACATGTGAACACGCCAAGAAAATATTTTGCAAGGATTTTCTCAAACAACTTAAGAATATACGCATAAATGGTAACTTTGGTGATATTGTTATGAACCCAGATGCTTTAGAGATTATAGAATACTTCAAAAGTTGTAATCATAATCTAAGAATAAAAATTAGTAGCAATGCTGGCGCTCGCGATAGTACCTGGTGGAAAAAGTTAGCAAGTTTGGGTGCTGAAGTATTTTTTGCAATCGACGGATTAGAAGATACACACAGTCTTTATAGACAAAATACTATTTGGTCAACAGTTATGAGAAATGCTAAAACCTTTATTGATGCTGGAGGAAAAGCCCATTGGCAAATGATCAAATTCAAACATAATATACATCAAATTACACAATGCCAAGCACTTAGCAAAAAAATTGGATTTAAAAGATTTATAGTAATAGATGACGGTAGAAATACGGCTCCTGTATTTGATAAAAATGGCAAACTTACACATACACTTGGAAATTATAAAGGGGAAACAGACTTCAATAAACTATTGACAAGAAAAATGAATGATACTATACTATTAGAAGACATTATAGAAGATAAAATTCCAAGTGATACGCTCGACTGTGAAACTCAAAGAATGAAAAGTATCTATATTGCTGCCAATGGTGATGTAAGTCCGTGTTGCTATATGGGATTCTATCCTCAAACATACGGAAAAGGACAGTATCGAGAGGCTGCAAACAAACAACTATTATCATTAATAAAAGAAAACAATGCTCTTACATACAGTATAGAACACTGTATATCATGGTTTTCAACTGTTGAAAAACGTTGGAAAGAAAAAAATTACAAAACTGGGCGTTTGGTTATCTGCGATGATCATTGCGGATCCTGTGAAAAAAACATAAATACTGACAAAGGAAACAAAAATGCAAAAAAAGACTCGTAGCATCTTTGAAGAATTAGACGGCATCTACACTGAACGCTATGCTAAACATCAAGAGCGTGGTTATGTTGTAGAAAGTCGTGCCAGCAATGTGATTGCCAGTGCTATCCGTTTAATGGAACAGATCGACGAGTTGTATGATGCAGAGCAAAGTGAAAATTTGCAACGCAAACTATTAAATGCTATTCGTTTGCGTGATCCAAATAAATTTGCTAGATCAGTGAAGAGAGCCGATGACAAATCATAACAAACAAAAATTACAAGAACAATTGCTTGCTGAGTTTGATGCATTAGACAAACTTGGAAGAGGTATTGGACGCACAGTTGGTGCTGGTGCCAAAGCAATTGGCTCAGTGGCTGGAGGAGTTGCTGGATTAGGCAGTGCTATCAAAAAAGGTTATCAGGCAGGCAAACAAACTGTAGGTGGCGGTGGTGCTGATGTAAACACTGCAAAACAAAAACAAGCACAACAAACAAAATCACAAACACAAACACAAACAACCACAACAAAGAATCCGCAATCTGGTGTAGGTGCGGCTCTAAAACGTTTTGGAAAAGGTGTCGTAGGGGCAGATAGCTACCAATATCGACAAGGCACACAAGCACAACAGGATGCAAAGGCCGCAGGATTTAAGAATGTTGCACAACAGGCTGGTGATAAACCAACTACAACTACTACAAATCCTAAAGCAGATGCAGAAGCACAACGTAAAGCAGGATTAGAAAAGAAACTTGGCACTACAGGATCGCAAGCGGCTGCTACTAATAAGAACACTGATGCAGTTAATAAAAGTATTGCACGTAATCAAAAGAAGATTCAACAAAAGCAAGGTGGCGTAAAGCAAAGCGGAATAAGTCAAGGAATTGATATTGCAGGTGCAAACAAAGGCGTTGCCAATCTAAAAAAACAAGCAGGAAAGACTGCAACAAAAGTTCCTGGATCACCATCATCAACTGCAAAAGATGTAGGCAAAAAAGCAGGTGTAACTACTGCAAAAATAGGCAAAGACAAAATTGACCTTAATGATCCAAAAATGGCAAATATCGCAGCACAGATTAATAAACAACTCGGAGCAGATACGACTGATAAGATTAGTAAATTGCAAGCAGGTGATAAGGCAAAGTTGAAAAAGGCAATCTCATGAAGATAACAGAATTTAAAAAGTACGAAAATAGATTTACACTCTTAGAAAGTCTTGATAAACGTAATCGAGATACCTATCTAATATGGGAAAATGTTGGATACCAACTAAAAGAAGCTGCACTTAGCCCACAACAGATACAAGGATTATTTGCAGAGATAGAAAAAACTGCAACTGCCGCAGGTTCAAATAGAACTGCTATTGGATCAGCAAAAGATAAAGTTGATCAAGTTATTATAAAGCCTTGGAATGATCTCAAGTCAAAAGTTTACAATTCAGGACCTATGCAAGGCTTTGCACAAAAATATGATGCAGCCGCAGAACAACTAAAGCAAAGTGCAGGCGGTGACGAAGGCCGTGTTATGCAAGCAGTTAAAAAGTATAGACAGTTTGCTGAGAAACATCCAGTAATGCAAGGCTTTATCTACGCCGCATTGATTGCCGCCGCAGGTGTAAGTGGTGCAGGCTTAGGTGGTGCAGCCGCACTGGGTTTGTTCAAACTTACTGATCAACTGTTACAAGGCAAAGACATTAGAAGTGCATTATACAGTGCAGGCAAAACTGGTGCATTGGCCGCTGGTGCAAGCACCTTAGGAGACCTAGTACGTGGTGGTGAAGCAGTTGCTGATACTGGTGCAGGTGCAACAACTGGTGGATCACAACAAGGTGCATTTGCTGGCGGAGGAAATAGTCTTGACGGAATTACCGACGTTGATGCTGGAACGGCTGCAGATATGCGAGCTGCTGGCATACAAGATATTGCTGGTGCAACAAGTATTGATGATATTGTTGCAGACTTTGATGGTAAATTATCAACTGCTGAAATGAACATGATACAGGATTTGCCAAATCAAGATGGTATACCACAGAATGTTATTGATCAGTATAATGTGCAGTTAGGACCTATGTATGACGAAGCTGGCTTAAACCTAGCAGATTTCAAACCTGGACAACCATTATCGTCAGAACAAATGGACGGTATACTTAACTTACAAAACCAAGATGCAATACCAGATGATGTTATAGATCAATATAATGCACAACTACAGTCACATATTGATGGTGGTGGTGCCAATGTAGATATTGATCCTGATGAAATGAGTGGTGGTTCGGGTGCTGATAGAACTGCGTCTGCACAAAGCGGTAGTGTATCTGATAAAGTTGCACAAGGCAGAGCGGACCTACAAGCAAAAGCTGATCTAGTTGCACCAGGTGGCACAGGTGAAGGAATTGTTGTAAGAGGTAACATTCCAATTACAGACCCAGGACAAATAGAAGAATTCAACAGACTGTTTCCAGGCACAGATGCAATGAGTCCTGAGGCTAAGGAATGGTTAACAACAAATGTAGACGGAGCTGCAGAAAAATTTGATCAAGCTGCTGCCTCAAGGCCAAAGCCAACTGCACAACAGTTATCAAATCGCGGAAAGTCGATGGCCTTCCAAAGCGGCCATAGTACTAATACAAACGTATTGTCAGAAGATCAAATTACAAAATTATTTGTAGCAGTCGCATACAAACAAAATTTAATGGAAGCAGGAATGCTTTCAAATTTAAAAAAGCAAATTGGCAAAGGTGTTACTAAGTTAGGACAGAAAGCACGTCAAGTTGGTACAAATATTACAACAAAAGTTACTGCTGACAAACTTATGAAAGCATGGAACAAAGCAGGCAAACCAACTGATAGTGTACAAATTGCACAATGGTTAACAACACAAGGTGTTGATGGTGCAGTTATGCAACAAGCATTTCAAACTGCTGGAATAAAGATGCCTGACCTTAAGAAAATTGCAACTGATGATCCTGTGATGGGACTAGCACAACAAATTAATAATAATCCAGCAATAAAAAAACAAGTACTGGCATACTTGAATGCGGTGACATAATGTATATCAAAGAAGGTGGTAACGTCTTCAAAGATGCTGACGGTGCAATAGCAACAACACGAATTAATCAAACAGATGTAAAACCTACAGTACAGTGGTTAGAGCAACTCACTGGATTACCCCTTATGGATAACATGCTTGGAAGTACTGGACAAAAACCAACGTCTGGTGATTTAGATCTAGCCGTTGATCCTAAAACAATTAGCAAAGATGATCTTGTGGCAAAACTTACCAAGTGGGCAGAATCACATGGATTTGACCCTCAAGAATGGATACGCAAATCGGGAGTTAGTGTACACTTTAAAGCACCAATCACAGGCAGAGAAGATCAAGGTTACATACAAACTGATTTTATGTTTGTACAAAAACCAGACTTTAGTAAATTTTTAATGAGAGCAGATCCAGCCAGTGAATACAAAGGTGTAACTCGTAATGTGCTTATGAATTCAATTGCAAAAGCGGCTGGATACAAATTGTCACCAAACTCAGGTTTGTTAAGCAGACTAGACAATAGTTTTATTACTGATCAACCAGAACAAATTGCAAAGTACATACTAAACAAAGGTGCTACAGAAAAAGATCTTTTTAGTGTAGAAGCAATACTTGGTGCATTGCAGAATGATCCAGACAAAGATGCAAAGTTAGCAGACTTCCGTGGATATGCAGAACGTGAAGGGTTGCAATTCGAAAGTATCAAAGAAGGCGGTAGTGATTGGCTCGCAAGACTGCGTGATAGAATTGTAAATCAAGGCATGCAAGTAGTTACTGATAATCAATCACCATACAAACCATACTTGGCAGAAGGTGCTAGAATTGAGCATCCCGAAGATCTAGTTTTTGACATGGGATCCAAAGGAATTAAACAAGCAATTGATGCAATAAGACGCAGTGCAGAAGAACCAGCAAAAGTTAACACTATCAAATGGGATGGAAAACCTGCTATTGTTTTTGGCAGAGATAACAATGGACAGTTTATTCTGACAGATAAAGGTGGATTTGTAGCCACAGGCTATAATGGATTGGCTACTAGTGCAAAAGATATGGCAAGAGTGTTTAGTAATCGTAAGGGTGATTACACAGATTTAATTGGTGTATATCAAAAATTGTTTCCGTTATTGAGCAGAACTGTGCCACAACATTTTAGAGGTTTTATTCAAGCAGATCTGTTGTATAGTGCAACACCACCTATAGAAAATAACTCATATGTGTTTACACCTAATCAAGTAACTTACAGAGTAAGTGCCGATACACCACTTGGAAAACAAATAGGAAACAGTGATGTAGGTATTGCAGTTCATACAGAAATAGACAAGCCTAAAGGAACAGTGCGTCCAGTAACAACTCGCGTTCTCGACGAGGTTCCAGGTGTATTAGCATTAGACAGTACAATGAAAGATACCGGAAGTGCAATAGAATTAGACAAAGGACTGTTAATTAAAATACAAGACACTTATAACGAATATGCACCTGCAATTGATGCATTTTTAAATCCATCAGAGCTAAGAAACAGGAAAATTACCAGCACTCCAAAGTTGATGAAGCAATACATAAATTTTAAGGTACGTCAAGGTGGTTTTACAAACATGGTAAAAGATTTTGGTCCTTGGGTAACACAAAAAATGCCTACACAAGCACCAAGAATAATTGAATGGATGAACAAAAATCAAGGTGCAGTGAGTGCGTTGTTTAGTTCTTTTGTAAATATAGCACTGCTAAAAGATAAATTGATAAAAGATCTTGACAATCAAGACCAAGATGTAAAAGCAGATATTAAAGGCGTAAGCGGTCATGAGGGCTATGTTGGAGACGGCATAAAACTTGTTGATAGAGATAAATTCAGCCGTGTAAACTTTGCGGCTAATAACCCAGGAGTCGCATAATGGCAAAAATGTATGCAACAAGTTCAACACACGAACCAACATTTGTAAAAACCAGCATAGGAAGAAAGCCTTCATTGTGTAAAATGAACAAACACAAAAGACGTAGTTATAAGGCCTATAAAGGACAAGGTAAAAGATAATGAGCGACGCAGAAGCAGGAATACAATTCATATACAATATGAGAGAACACATAGTCGATGTAGGCATAGCAACAGTATATGCAATAGCAGTTTATGCGTTGGTTTTATGGATAAAGAAAAAGTTAAGTTAATGAGTGTAACCGCAGTAGATATACAACAACTAGAAACATTTGCAGATAGAATATTTGCAGACGTTGGTATCGATGTGGAGTTTACAAAACATTTTATGGATAGAGTAAACAGTGAACGTAATGCCAAGCCAATAGTGCCAGCAGAGCTTACCAGACTGTTTAAACAAGAACGCAAACGTTATGGTAAACCTATTGCACAGATGGGTCCTGACAGTGAAGCAGTTATGCGTGATTTACAAACCAACATCAATGTGCCTTTTGCACTAGTATTAGACAAAGAAAATGATGAACTGGATTTGATTGCTAAAACTGTAATGCGTAAGAAAGATTTTGATACACCTAATCGAGTATTTGCAGTTGAAGACTCGCCATTTAGAATTGGCACAAGATATGAAATGCCTCGTAGCACAGTCAGAGAAGAAGTTGATGTAAGCACAGAAAGAGGCAGACTAGAATACTATTTAAAAAAACCAACTGAAGGTAAAGTTGTGCATTTAGGAAAACTAGGAAAGTTTCATGATGGTGATGACGAGTTAGTTGACTATGTTCCTCAACGCAATGGACAGTATGCACTGCATCCAGATAAGTGGGAAAGCACGTTTTATAGTTTAACAAACAAAGATCTTAAAAAAGTAAATCTATACCGTCCCACATTTATTGACCCTCCTGCAGGAACTGTTGTTGCAGATATGGCTATTGCTAATCAGTTTTATCGTACTGATAATGAAGAAGAAAAATTAGATCTAGCACGAAGGTATGAAAAAAGTATTGTTCCATTTGGCAGTAATATTTCACATATGAAAATGCCAGAAGTAATTATGAAAGCCACTGTAAGTGAAGGTGCTACTAAAAAACATCCAAAAGAACCAGGTGCATATTTGATGACACACAATGGTTTAGAATATAAAATAGCACGACATCTTGATGATGATGAAAAACACAGAGGTGAATGGGATATATTTGTTAAAGGGGTAAGTGCATTCACAGGCGACAAATGGGAATGGGTAGATACTGTTAGTCAAAGATGGAATGCTATTGCCCGTGTAAAAGGACTATCAGAAAGCACTGAAAAAGAAAAAATTGCATTTGATTGGTTGACCGAAAGTCGTGCATACAGAACGCCAAGACAACTTAACGGACTTAAACAAAGTCAACTAGGCGAGCAACTGTTTGAACAACTGTTAGCGTTGCAGATACTAGCAAACAGTGATCCAGCATATGCGGCACGTGTGTCTGAGAATATAATGAAGTTGCAAAATTGGCCTGGCTTTAGAACTAGCCAACCAGACTTGTATAATATTATAGCAATGATAATGAAACCAGAAAAGTTCAAAGATCGCATTGCACAAGATGTAAAAATTACCATTCCTGAACTACGTTTAAAACGTAACCTCCGTGCTATTGCAAAACGTGACTTTCAAAACAGTGATTACAGTTATATGATGCTTATGTTACAACGTAACATGGTAGACTTTTTACCAGCTCCACTTATACAAATGCGTAGACAAATTGCAAGTTGGGACCGTATTGTGCCAAGAGACAAAAATGTTATACGCGATAGACTTATGCTACAAATGCGTAAATCAGGTTTGCAAAACGAATTTTACGAATTTCTACGCCGTACAAAAACCTTTACAAGACGCTAGATCTGCGGTCAAAAATCGACAATCTCTGCTAAATAAAAGTAGGAACCGAAAGATCGATTCCACCATTAGATATAGGAGATTAAAATGGCAACATTCACAAGAACCCACGGTAATGCTCAAGAAGTATTCCACATTGATACCGATAACGGAAGTTTATCCGGTGCATTAGCATCATCATCACCAGTTAACTTTACTGGTCCAAAACTAGACTTCTTCAAGTTAATCGTAGAGAACGTATCAAACGCAGCTCAAGACTTACAAGCTGAAGTTGGCACAAACGGTGCAGTAGAAGCAATCATCCAGGAGATCAACAACGGTGGCGCAGGTGTTTACATCTACCAAGTTGAAGATTCATCCGCAGGACAAATTTCATTAGCAATTTATCCAACAGGTGCATACACAACATCAACATTGCAGACCGCAGTTAGAACATTAACAGCAGCTGGTTCAAACGACATTGACTGTTCAGGTTCAGACGTTACTTCAGGTAACTTCAAACTAGCATAATTTTAATTTGCTATAAACAAATATCAAACCCTAGTTTTTATTAACTAGGGTTTTTTTATGACTAAATATTTGTATGCAAAAGACAGAATGGATATATGAAAGCCCTGACAGAGGCGACACAGTTTATCGCAGGCGTGCTAACAGTAGAGAACGTGAGCTGGTGATTAAGAAACCTGACGCACATTCGATCTCTAAAAATTTTACTGAGATAGTAGCAGAAAGTGCCAACGACCCTGCCCTTAAAGAAATGCTCGACAAACTGCAAGTGTATTGGAGTTTACGAAATGCAAATAATTGATGTAGTTACATATTTTGATTGTACTCCAACTGGTACAAAAAGTTATAGAAAACTGCAACCTAACACTGTAAATGCAGTAGGACACAAAATACAAACCATGGACGATTGGAATTTTAGTCGCAATCAACAACGCAACTGGGAAACTATATTACAAGTAGTAAGTTTAAAAACACAAGCAATTGATATTACAAATCCTGTTATCATGACCCGTGAAGATAAAAAAGTTTGGCAGTTTAGTTTTGCTATTGAACATACAGGTATATACGACAATGGAAATGATCAACTTGGCTTGTTAAAAGAAGAAGTTCATGGTGTGCCAATGATTACGGGACTAAACGAAACGTACAAGGAAGGGTTTTTAATGCCTTATTTACTCGCTAAAGGCGAAAATCAAAATATAATGTTTACACTGCTCGACGGTTAGTTAGCATTGAATATATCAAGATTAAAATAAATACTTCTAATAAAGGAATTAGAGAGACTACGATGGCTGATACAGCACCTATCGAGAAAAAGAGTTTAGAAGCACATGTTGATTTATGTGCTGAGCGATATAAATCTATGGCATCAAACATAGAAAACCTAGACAAAAAGGTTGATCGCTTAGAAATGATGATTAACGAAGTTCATAGTATGGTTGAGAAAATGGCTCAACGTAGAACCGACCAGCTTATAGGCTGGGGAACAGGTATAATTGCAGCTCTGGTAGGAACAGTTGGATGGTTAGTGATAACTTACGTAGTCGGGTAACAGAAAAAGCCTCTCGATTATTAAACAAAATTGCAGATGAACTTCTGAATTCAAACCCCAATGCAATTTTTCGTAACGGTGATAGCATTATGGCTTTTGCTGAATATGAAATAGAAAAAGTTACTCCACAGGAATATAAAATTTACAAAAACGAAGTGTATGTGACAAGTTGCAGTACTATTAGGATTGCACTTAGTTACTGTATTTTAGATAAAAATAAAATGCAAATAGATGCAAAACACCTGGTTGCTTTAGAAGATAAACTATTGCACAGACAAAACGAAATGATGCATTATAGACATGTTATAACTAGTAAGCACACAGATGATTTTCGTAAAGAAGTTGGATTACATAGATTATCAAGTGCAAAGTATGAGTACAATATATTACAAAAACAATTAACGAAAACTATAAATGTAGCTAAATACTGTCAACAAAAAGGATTTGACAATGAAGTTATTTGATTTAAATGTGCCTCAGACGAAACAGTCTAAAAAGGTTCTAGAGAGCTATTTTGGAAATAGTATTGATTTTTCTGCTTTAAAACCTAAGGCAGCCAGTGATATGTTAACAAAAGTTCGTGGATTGATCTATGAGCACCGTACAACTAAATCAGTAGTACAAAGCGAAAAGGACACCGCATATATGAAACTTATCGTCATGGAAAGAGGTTTAAGTGCTAGACTACGTGAAGCAGATGTAAAACTTGAACCACAAACTGGTGCAACAAAAATCACTGCCAATGGACAAAGCATTGGAACCACAGATATGGCTACTGCAAACCAATTCAAAAGTGATGTTGACTCTGGTAAAATAAACCTTGATGATATGGACGAAGGCAAAGAAGATTATAGTGCAAAGAAAGCACGTGCTGGTAAAGACATTGGCAAGCCTGGTAAAAACTTTAGTAAAATTGCTAAAAGTGCTGGTAAGAAATACGGAAGCAAAGAAGCAGGTAATAAAGTAGCCGGTGCTATACTTGCAAAAATGCGTGAAGGTTACACACTAAGAACCAAGTCAGGACGTTATCTAACTGAAAGTGAAGTCCAACAAGCACAGGTTGTTTTGGCCGCACAGGACATGGTAGACAGAATGCAGAAAATGTTAGAAGATGTAACATCAATGCAGTTTAAAGATTTACCTGCACTAGCCGGAAGTATACAAACAACAATAGGCACTACAGAAGCACAAGCATTCAACGATGCAGCCGGACAAAGTTTAGCAGTACTAGTTGATGCAATACAGTCTTCAAAAGTTGAAATGGAAACTGCACAAGGAACACTAACAGGTGTTGCTCCTGTGGTACCAGGACAAGAAGAAGTTGCAGGCACTCCAGCAATAGATGAGCCAGTAGCAGATCCACTAGCGGCAGATCCAATTGATGCAGTTGCAGACGTAAATGTTGATGCAGAAGCAGGCGGTGAAGCAGTTGATGTAAATGTTGATGTACAAGATGGAGCTCTTGGTAGAGCAAGAAGATAAACATTTTAAAATTATCATAAAAAGGAAAAGAAGATAATGAACTCAACAGAATACAGAGCATTACAAGAAAAATTAGATCGGATAGCACAACCTCTCAAAGAAGATGATATAGAGCAAATGGACAAACCGGCATATGACAGTCCAGAAGAGGATGAAATTCTAAAAAGAATTGATGACCTCTGGGACGGCAGAATGGAGCAACTCGCTAATATGATCGATACCTTTGAGGATAATGGCCTTCTAGCCAAGATGACCAGAAAACTTGACGGTGTTCCCGGAATGTTCGAAGATGTTAGAGCAGTACTTAAAAAGGCATATGCAGTAATGAAACATGTCAAACGTCATAGCAATCCGTATCCTTGATCTATGCGTATCCTTGAATTTACTAGTAGATCAGATAAACCATCTGCACAACAACTCACT